TTGACCACTCCGACGGCACGGAACTGAAACCTCACCACTTCGCGATTTGCCTACGCTAAAGGCGTTTCGGCACAACGCGGCGCACGTCGATTCTGCGCCACGAGCACCCCGACGAGGTGACTCGAACGACGCGACGCCGCGTAGAACTGCCGCGATGCGAACGGCTGCAAGTGGAGCTCTACACGCGGCGTGGCCTCGGATGGTGGCGGCCCGCCACCCCCTCGCCACCCGATCCGCCACCCATTCCGCCAGTCGCCTCGCACTGAATCGCTGCGAAACAAGCTCGGCTCGCGAACTGCCTCGCGACGAGCAAAGCCGAGGCCGCGCGAGGACACGCAGGCCAAACAGAAGGAGGCGCTCTCGTGCCGAAACGGAATGATCGTGGACAGGCTTCGCTGGCGCTCGATACAGTCGCTCCCGTCGCCAACAAGGAGGCTCGCGTGCCGCTCTCTGTGACCGACCGCGCGCATGGCGCAGGTCGGACCGAATACCTGCCCTTCTCGCCGCGCCCAAGCCTCCCGGCGAAGGACGCCCGCAAGGGAACCACCTACGCTCGCGACGGGGTCACGCTCCACTACGACGATGCGCTGGAACTCTACGCGGAGTGGCCGGAGCCGGTGTGCATCATCTCCGACGGTGCGTACGGCGTCTCGGGGTTCCCCGGCGACCCGCCGACGCATACTGGCCTCGCAGAGTGGTACCGGCCGCACGTCGAGGCGTGGAGTGCGAAGGCAACGCCTCTGACGACGCTCTGGTTCTGGAACACGGAGGTCGGGTGGGCAACGGTCCATCCGGTCCTCGTGGAACTCGGATGGGAGTACGTGGCTTGCCACGTCTGGAACAAGGGCATGGGGCACGTCGCGGGCAACGCGAACACGAAGACCCTGCGTCAGTTCCCGATCGTGACGGAGGTCTGCGTCCAGTACGTCAAGCCCGCGACGTTTCGCGCGAACGGCAAGCGTCTCTCGATGCAGGAGTGGTTGCGCTACGAATGGCAGCGGTCGGGCCTGCCGATGTACCTCGCGAACAAGGTCTGCGGCGTGAAGAACGCGGCGACGCGGAAGTACCTCGCGGGCGATCACGTCTGGTACTACCCGCCGCCCGAGGCGTTCGCTGCGATGGCGGAGTTCATCAACGCGAAGGGTGATCCCGCGGGGCGCCCCTACTTCAGCGTGAACGGCAAGCGCCCGATGACGGCGAGCGAGTGGGGCCGGATGCGGGCAAAGTTTCACTGCAAGTTCGGCGTGAACAACGTCTGGAGCGAGCCCGCCGTTCGCGGCCAGGAACGACTCAAAGGCGTGGGTTCCAAGTGCCTCCACACGAACCAGAAACCTCTGAGCCTTCTGGAGCTGGCGATCGAAGCATCGACGGACGAGGGCGACACGGTGTGGGACCCGTTCGGCGGCCTCTGCTCCGTGTCCATCGCAGCCCACAAACTCAACCGGCGCTCGGTCAGTGCGGAGATCGAGCGTACCTTCTTCCACGCGGCTGCGAGCCGTCTCGCGAACTACGATGGCATCTGAGCCTACCCGGAGTGCCCGGTGCTCGGCGGCCACGGGCACGGCTGCGACCTCCAGGTCGGCCACGAAGGGGAGCACCGGGCGGCTTCCCGAGGAGCGGAGCGGCGTGACGATTTCTGCCGCAGCGTGCTTGACCCCCGATCATGTGGCAATTCAGAGTCGGTTTCGGGTGGCAGAGTTGCGCGCGCAGCACACGGCGCCGATCCCCGAGGGCTACGTGCCGCTCGGGCATCGGGCGTTCGCGGAGCGGATCGGGGTGAAGCCCCGCATGGCCCGCTACCGCATCGGGCGCATCGCCGCGACGCAGCACGACCCCGAGGTGCTGCGCGTCGTCCGCCTGCCCGTCCGCACGGGGAAGGGCGCCGTGCGCCTCGCCCTGCACGTCCTCTGGCCCGCCGACGCGGGCTGACAGCTTCCCTCGCCTCCGGGTTTG